CCCGGATCCATGGCGACCGGGAGGTAAACATTTCCCCCCCCCACTTGATCAGAGTGGCACCCATCATTTGGTTGATTGCTATCGTGAAGATCAACTCACGAGCGTCTAGGGATCCTCTAGATGTGGCTACCTTAGGTCTATAGAGACCCGGCCGATGTGATTAATCACAACTTCCATCCTTTGGAATTTGAAACTCCAGAACCCTCAACTAGGTTCTCTGAAATTTGTTCTCCTTACACGTGTACCCTAATGTAGTTCGTACTCGACTACTGACACGCTGCTTCGTTCGTCCCGAAGGCTCTTTATAGCTAGTAAGGATTATCCCCATCCACGTATTTTCTCTGAATCTCACAGAGAAGGAACGTGTGCAACCCTTGTCCAATATTATCAAGGCATGGACGTTACCTACCCCGGGTACGGGGATTTTAACGATCCTTATTGGGCACAAACCGAGAGACGACAAGCGTCTGCAAGGAATGTGTGAACTGTAACTCCGAAATTGAAGAACAGATCCACCGTGGTAGTCCCATCGGACTGTACCAAACAACTAAGGCTGATACTATAAGGACTCGAAGAATTAGCTGGTGCTCCGGCGTAAGCCAAGACAGGAATGGCCTGACTCGCACCGTTAACCCGGATCTCGACTGTTGAAGTCGCATCCGTGGATAAACCAGGACTAATATACGAGAGATCAGCTTCTATACGATAGAAACCCGCGGAACCCAATGTAATGGTACCACTAACATTGGTTGGAGCATCAGAGGCTGCAATTACAACAGACTCGTCAATGTCCAATATAGTACTAGCTGCCAAGGCAGCAGTGTTAGTACTGAGATTCCACGAGGTATAGCACCTATTGGAGACCGAAGATACTCCGGCAGTCTGCTTCTCGAACAGAGTGACATGATATTCAAACTCTAAGTAACCGTGGTCACTATCGTCTGCACATCCCTCTGCGGAGACAAAGACACGACCAAAGTCGTAGGTCTTCAGATCTGCTCCGGCAATCCCGCCGGAACGGATGAACTTCTTAGTTCCATCTGTCGGAACCTTCATCTCGAAGATTCTCCAAGGTGCACCATCTACATAGACGGTGGACTGAGTCTGCACAACGGCAGAGGATGGCGCAGGATCGAGAGTATCGTAGTCAAAGGAGATAATGATGTTACCATCAGAATCAGTCCCCTTAAGATTCTTATACCTTACAGTAAAAGAATCCATACGATATCGTTCGTAATGCTGGGCTAAACCAGACAACCATGGAAAACTCTCCGAGAGTCCAGGATTGATAGCTAGGTTAGCGACATTAGCGAATGACGTCGAGCCGACTATAGTAGCGACTCGCTCTTTCTCTCTATGACCGACGTCCTTCTGAGGACGGGATCGGGCACTGCGATTCTGTGCTGCAGGCGCACGTATGATTGCCTGCCTCTGTCCGCCGTTGGGCTGACGGAGTTTGGATCGTGGGGTGTTATTTGCCTTAGCCCCCCCAGAGGCTTTGCGATTTCGGGCATTATTCTGCATTGTATGGGATCCTACCATGCAGGGGCAGGACTGTTCATCCCTTCCTGGGATTCTATAGATAGAATCCCCCATCCGTGCAGTCTCTCGGCAAATTCCGATCGAGACAACTGTGAGAACAGTTACCACAATCTTAGCACGGCACTTTACGTATCACTGGATGTAATACAACCGTTTTGGACGGTTAGGGAAGGAACCCCATGGTCAGTTATAGTGTTGACCCCACTTTCTGGACGGATCCAACGTCTCTTGCTACCTTCTCCCACGCTGCTCACTCTTATCTTGACGGTCCTCGTTACTTACGGACCTATTTATGATAGGAAAATGGCTTTATTCACGTGGAAGACCTGTTGTCAGATCCACCCCCCATAGCATGCCTGGGCGGCAACCGGTTTAACGCCTCGGCAGGCGGCCCTAAGGACATCATTCAAAGCCTGAAAGCCACTCCAATGTGGCAGCCAAATCAATGGCTGCGACACGAAGTAATTCAAGCTCTGAATCCACTAAGTCTGCATGCTCGTACATTCGGTCTCTAACTTGACGTTTTTCAAAGATACTAAAATTCTCTTGATTATTCCAAGTAGGGACTCCAACGCGATTCTCCCACTCTAGTCTCTTGACGAGACAAGTAGTGAAACCCTGAAGGCAATTCGCTCGTGAGAGCATATCGTTCAGGCCTAAACCACGTCGCATGTACGAACGACTCCGTTTCTCCGCGGATACAGCTATCCACGGTGCTTTGAGACTGACGTCAACCTCCTTTACGGGAGGTCCCGGGGCGCATCCCCTACCTAACCAGTTATGTGGTGACATCTGGTAATGGTAATACGCCTCTCGCTGTTGGATTGATGTGATTTGAGGATCAATTCCATCAATTAGCGAGACGCCCATTCCCCCCATCTCTATGGGGATGAACAGGTTCCGTGTGTTCCGACCATCGGAACACTCACGTCTAATCCCATGCTTGTGACGTGACAAGTATGCACGGAAAATATCTGCCTGTTTACCAGGACGCGACCCTTGGACAAGACGGTCGATCACTGAGGTAAGAGAACGTTCACTAGAAACGTCATCCCCCCCAAGGACCTTTCCTTGGCCAAAATACAACCCAACATTCAAAAATGGGATACTGTAAGGGGTCGCTCGACGATTGTACAAGTCGAGGTGATAGCAGGCGGAATTCGCGTTTGCATATGTCTGATGATGATACGCTTTGCCGGGCGACATTGTC